GCGACGACTCTTGCCTTGGTTGGTGGGTAAAGTGCGGTCACTTTAATATAACATACCCGCTATATCATGACTATTATCAAGACCTAAAGCATATGGCCGAAATTATAAAACGCCAAAATCAAGGAATTGTTGATGCTTGGCAAATATATACAGGTACCGATGTAACTACTAATCATGATCTGGCTAGGGCATTAAATATAGAACTGCCGCCTAGTGAATACCAACAAAACTATACGGCATCCGACATAAAGGTAAAAGTAATATGAAATCCAGCTGGGATCATACCCGACAATTAAGCAGCTATCATTTTGATCCTACAAAAAAGGATCGTTTTGAAGATGTAATAACATTACTAGGTCAACTGCCAGTAACATGGAAAGATGACCTAGATGCTATCATTGAAAATAGTAAGCCAGCTACCTGGGAAACTCGTGGATATAAAGGCGAAGGTGTGCCCCCTCCTCGCGAGGATCTAATCGCCGAAGAATATGATATCCAGCGTGTAGGTGCTGATCCTAAAATGATTATTACTAATCTAAACTGGAAGATACCTAATAGCCTTAAGGTTATTAGTGAGCAATTTGGATTAGAAGACTGTATGGAGCGTATCCATGTGCAATGGCCGGGTCAAGTTTGGAACCTTCATTTAGACAAACTACAAAAATGGTCACCCAACGATCCCAGTCGAGTATTGCGTGTATTCATTGCGCTAACAGACTGGCAACCCGGGCAATTCTGGGAATACGGTAATTACCATTGGAATCAGTGGTGTGCTGGTGAAGTCACAACATTTGATTGGGCTAATATACCTCACTGTACTGCTAACGCAGGACATCATCCTAGAGCGACATTTCAGCTAACCGGTGTTAGGACTGAAAAAACAGAAAAATTCCTACAACAATTACGACAACAATTGCAACAATGAAAACTATGTTGATATTGTCAGGGCCACAAGGCTCTGGCAATCACATGTGGAGTAAAATTTTCAGCCGGCATGCCGATGTTTACGGTTGGAAAGATCTTAACACAACTTATTGGATTGGCCACGATCGCGAGCCGTTTAATCAATACTGGAAAAATATCGAATCATTAAAAGAGTTCGATTGGAATCAAAGTGATTATTATTTTACTAGTATTAGCGTTCCTTACATGGAAAACGGTGAGCCTGCAATACCTAATATTTTAGCGTTTGGAAATACTGTCGAAGATTTAGGACATCGTGTTATCTACGGCATTATAGGCCGAGATCGAAACATTTTATCAATGCAAGAACGGAGACTTCGTGGCGGCGAAACTTATCACACAGCACTAAATTTTTATGGCCAGCTGCCGTTAAATAAAGTATACTTTTTAAGTCACGAATTACTGTTATTGTATCAACGGCAATATCTTTGTAAAATTGCAATGGATTTAAATTTTCCCATTGATATGTCCGACAGTTTAGATTCGGTGTTACAAGATAATGCCAACGAAAAATATCTAAGACCCATTGACCATCATTGGGTAGATGACCTCGCAAAACAAACATCAAGGAAATGGAAATGAGCAAAAGAATACTAATTATGGGTCTGCCAGGAGCAGGTAAGACTTATTTTGCTGAAAGATTAAAAGCATGGTTAGAAGCATATGGTAGAACTTTAAATCTATCCAAATTTGAAGTTACACCAACAGCAGCACAAATGAAAGCTCAAGTGGATTGGTTTAATGCTGACGAAATTCGCAAGCGTTACAATGACTGGGACTTTAGCAAAGAAGGTCGCATCCGTCAAAGTATTCGTATGTTTGACTTTGCCGTAAAATGCACTGGCGACTATGTAATCTGCGACTTTGTTGCTCCCCTACCCGAAATGCGACACAACTTTAAAGCAGACTGGACTATTTGGATCGACACCATCGACGCTGGTCGTTACGAAGATACTAATAAAGCATTTGTACCGCCCGATGTTTATGATTTCCGCATTACTGAGCAGAATGCAGAAAAGTGGGTCGACTTTGTAGGTCAACATATCATCGAAGATCGTCGCAGGCCTACATTTGATTGGAAAAAGGAAACTGTGCAAATGCTAGGACGCTGGCAACCATGGCACCAAGGCCATCGTGCATTGTTTGAAAGGTTAATTGCTCGCACAGGGCAAGTTGTTATTCAGATACGCGATGTACAAGGTTGGCAAGGTTCAAACCCCTTTAACTTTGAGCAGGTAGCCGGATTTATTCGCAGAGACTTGGATCCTATATATCAAGGTCAATATGAAATCATGTTAGTTCCTAACATTGTACACATTGGCTGGGGACGAGGTGTAGGCTATACATCAGGCGAAGAAACTTTTGATGAAAGCATTACCAGCATCAGTGCCACTAAGATCCGTAAGGAAATGGGACTAGAGTGAACAAGTATCATGTAAGGTTTAACACCAAGCATAATGGCAGCCCTTTGGTCTGGCGTATATTTGAAAATGGCGTCGAACATTTAGCCTCGGATGTTCGCATCATCGGTGAAACTTTTACAGAATGTACGCAGGAACATGGCGAAACTAAATGGAATATTGCTTGCTGTGGGCGAATGATCTGGGTAGATCAAGTTGCTGTAATTGTCACTGATAAAGATTAAATATAGGAACACTCCTTAGGACCGTTACCGTTAATCGGTAATCTAAGGCGTTAGGCGGCTGCTGCCTGTTAGTAAGGATTCGCTACCCTTTACTACAAAGTGAGCATTTTATTTTGACTACTAAAAATAATAAATATTAAATTAGCGGGAGAATAACAATGGCAACAGCAGCAAGAGGACCGCAAGGTCCAAGAGGTGCAGCAGGCGCAACTGGCCCTAGAGGTGCAACAGGTCCGAGGGGTCCGATTGGGCCCGAAGGTCCAAAAGGCGATCCAGGTCCTCAAGGACCGCGTGGCCTAAGAGGGCCAGCAGGTGGAGTTGAAAGCCTCAGTGAATTAACAGATATTGTCATTGACAGTGCAACCGAAAATCAAATACTAGTGTTTGACGGAGAATCCTGGGTTAATGATGTTGTAAAAATTCCTGCTTGGGAAGTTGTTACTACACAGACTACAAATTCAAGTTCTAATAGTTTTTCTTATAGCGAAGGCAATGGATTTTGGTTAGGAGAATGGACTGGCACCAAAATACTCTTTAAAAATCCCGACCAGGATGTGACGGATTTATTTACTAGTATGCCTCTCGGTACAGAGTTTTATATAGGGAACCTTGATTTAAGCTTATTAGATCAAGATGTGACTTTTGTCAGTGCAACTGCATACCCTACTGGTACTACGCCGGCCGGTGAAACTGACAACACTGTTCCTTATTTAGAATTAACTGTGCAAGAAACTGCTCCTGCAGCAGTATATGTTCATGTTGTAGAAAACAGCACAACAAGCCCGGCGCCTACTCCAGCTCCGGCACCTTCCACTTCTTCATCCCCGGGAGTTCCAGGTCAGATGGCGTTTGACAGTCAATATCTCTACATTTGTACAGCACCGGATACTTGGAAACGAGTATCATTATCGAGTTTTTAATATAACATGAAAATTATTATACTAGTAGCCTTGCAGGAAGAATTAGATGCAAGGCTACTCAATGTGCCTGTAGTTTATACGGGTGTTGGAATTAGCAATGCTGCTATGATGGCCTACGATGCTATCATTGAACACAGTCCAGACTTAGTTATTAACTACGGCAGTGCTGGTAGTTTAAAAAACTATAAAGGACTACTACCTGTAAGTCGCGTCTGTCAACGAGATGCTGATTGTAGTCCGTTGCGCGAGCGTGGTTACATGCTAGGCGAAAATGTGTTATACTATCACAGTGGAGAAGATGGTGTTTACTGCGGATCGGGAAATAATTTCGTAACAAAGCCCGATGTTTGGACTTTAGATCACTGCGATATTGTAGATATGGAACTGTGGAGCATAGCTAAAGTCTGCGAATATCACAATGTGAAGTGGATTAGCCGCAAATGGATCAGCGACAATGCTGACGGGGAAGCTGGCGCAACTTGGGAAACAGCATTGGCAGCAGGATCTGCAGAATTTATTAAATGGTTTAACTTAGGTAAATATACTAATACCTGAGTTTGACCCATGAAAATTCAACAAATTGTTACAGAAACTGTCGACGGCAAAAACCTACATTTGGAACATCTTGATGATGAGATATGGAATCGCGGCCATCAAGGCGCCGTAGAAGCTATTCATTATCTAGAAGGTGCCGCGGGACTATTACTAGGCAGCAGCGATCAACGCTATTTTGCTACTAAAAAGTGGGACGGTAGCCCAGCATTATTAGTTGGCACTGATCCCGAAACTGGTGAATTTGTCATGGGTGACAAGGGCATCTTTAGTAAGACTAAAGAAAACAGAATTTATAAAGCCGGTGATGTTGATCGTGTTAAGCCAGATAAAAAAGTTGAAGGCAAAACAGTAGATCGTACTGGCCTAAGAACTAAATTAA